GTCGCGCTCCGGGGACCAGCCGGGGATTTCACGCTGAAAATAGGCACTCGCTTCCTGGACTTGCTTGGCAATGGCTTGCTGCTCGTTCAGTGCAAATTGCTGCTGTTTTTGCGTAATGGCTTGTACTGCGGTGTTGCGCGCCGCCTCCAGCGAGCGGCGTTGCAGGTCCAGTTTCTGGCACTGCATCGGGTCTTCATCACTGAGGCGGTTCCAGTCGAGTGCGTTGTACTCGGCCAGGCGCTCATCGATCGACTGCACCTTCGCAATCTCGCCGATGTACTGCTGCTGCTCCCGGGCCTGGGTTTCGACCTGGGCCGCGCGCGCTTCGATCTGCGTGCGCGTGGCTGCGACTTCCTGCGTCTTGCGCGTGTAATCGGCCTGCATCAGGCGTTCAGCCTTAAGCGTTGCCGCTGCGCTCTTCGGCAGGGCGAACTTTTTGCCGCCGACCTCGATTTCCTCGTCTTCCTCTTCAGGGGTGTCGAGATCAGGGTTGTCGGGATCCAGTTCTAACTGCGGTTCGTTGTCGTTATCCGAATTCGCAGGCAATTCAACTGCGTCGGAATCCGGCGATGCCGGTTGTTCCAGGTCGTCCATGTGGTGCTCCGGTTATTCCTGCGGGATGCAGGTATTCGTTACTGGGTCGGGAAGACCCGCGGGCGCGCGCGGCGCCGGGTAATTGCGTAGAGCGCGGCCACCACACCGGAATTGGTGTAGCCGGCCGCGCCGCCAAAGGTGATACCGCCGGTCGGCACGTAGCGTATCTTGCGCACCGTCGGCGCCGTGCCAGCGAAGACAATCCCACCGGTCGGCGTCACCACGCGCGACTGGCTGGAAGTGGTCGGAACATACGGCGCGGTGCCAGCGAACACGACACCGCCAGCAGGCGCCCGTACAGCCCCGCGACGCTGCGCCGCCGTGCCGGATAGGGTGATACCGCCGGATACCGCACGCAGCACGCCACGGCGCACTGTGGCAGCGCCTGCGAACGTCAGGCCGCCCGATGCTTGCTTACTTGCGGACCGGATCACGTTGGCCGCGCCACTGAAGGCCAGGCCACCGGTTGGCGTGACGGTCAGCGATTGCGGGCCGCCGCCTGCACGCAGGATTGCTCCATCCGGCTCGAAGTCTAGCCACGGGTTGTCCAGCGTGGCCCACACTTCCGAGTCTGGTAGACCGATGTTGTAGGCTAGCGCTGTATTAACTTTGTTGTGGCCCGCCGTAGATGTCGCCGTAACGGTGTTGAAGCCAAGCCCGATGCCTGCCGTGGACGTGCGCAGCGCACCGTTGCCGGCACTTGCTGACACCACTTGGCGCGTGCGCCAGTTGAACACCTTGATTGTATTGCCGCGCTTAACCAGGGCCACGCGCTCGTGCTGGTCGTTGGCCATGGCGAGACCGCTAATCGTGGCTGAGAACGCTGCGGGGCTTCCATCAACACACTTGGCTACCAGGTTCCCCGAGCCGCTGCCAGAAACCGGGCCATTCTCATAGGTCAGGAAAAGATTCCATCCGTTACCGGCGAAGTCAGCGCCGCGTACCATCAACGGGCCGTTGGTGGTGCTATAGTTTTGCGGGCGTCCAGCCCAAATAAGCGTCCAATCGTTACTGCCTGATGCCGTATCCGCGTTAAAGCGAATGCCGCCAAAGCCGCTTGTGCCGCCCGATGGGTGGATCATCAGGTCCAGGCCGTACTGGTCAGCCGTCACAAAATTGCCTACTGGCGCGGCCCCGCCGATGGCGCCGGCTACATTGTTTGCTAGGTTGCGAGGCGCGATAGCGGGGATGACGGCGAGCGCCAGCCGAGACCCGTTGCCAGTGCGGTCAACTACGGCCGGTCCCTGCGGCTGGGTGTAGAGCACTGGTTAAACTCCGGTCAGCGTTTGCGCGAATGCCTCACAGGTCACCGCCTGTCCGGTGTTGTCCTTCACGTCCACGCGCGCATACATTGCTTCAGGCGGGATGCGAACCGAGCGCTCGGTAATGCTGCTGGCGGTGGTGTCCCCGCCCATGGTGTAAAGCAGCTTCCAATTGGTGTTGTCGCCCGAGGTGTAGACGTAGGCATTAGGCGCAATGGTCGGCCCGGTGCCGCCATTGGTGATCTTCATCGTGACCAGGGCGCCGTACTTGGTCGTGAGGTCAACCGCTGTACCTGTGGTCGTGGCGCCAGCGGCGTTACTGGTTGCCGCAGCGATGATGGTCGATAGTGCTTTGGTCGCTGCCATTTATGCTCCAAGGGCTTGCGCCACGTCGTTGGGGGTTACGGTCTGACCAAAGACGCTGCACATGTTCGCCACAGTGAAAACCTGCTCAAACTTCGTCGGCACGCGCTGAGCGACAGCCACAAGGTTGGTGCGTGTGTTCAGCCCGCCAGCGCCCGCGAAGATGGTCGCAAAGCCGGTGCGGATGTTGGCGTTGCTGCCATCCACCGAGCCAGCGGCGATCATGGCCTGGTAGCAGTTCTGAAAGGCCACCGTCAGCGCGGCGTATTCCGACCACACCACAGCCGTGTTCAACTCGGCGGCGGGGATGCTCGGGCGGTAGATGACGCCTGTGCCGGGCTGGTTGTAGTCGGCAGCGATGGCGATATGGTTGTTCGCAGCCAGCAGGGCGGCCACGCCCGCATTGGCCAGAATGTGCGCCTTGAACGTGGTGAGTTGAGCGGGCGTCATTCAGTCCGCCGTGATCGTAGGGGTAAGCAGGATGTTGTCGCCGTTGGCCGCCGGCGTGAAGCTGGTGAAGGTCTCGGCCAGCACCAGGTCGCCGGTGGTCGCACGCTTGGCGATGTAGCCGTAGATCGTCAGGTTCGTCGTCAGCGGCCCGGTGAAGGTCCACGTCTGCTGTGCGTACGCTGCCGACGATGGCGCGCCGCCAGTGACCGTCCAGCTTGCACCGGTCAGCGTCTTGTCGGCATAGCCACCGCCAGCTGCCAGCGTGTACGTGGCTGATGTGTCAGTTTCTGCCGGCGTGATGTTCGTGGCGAACATGCAGTACTTGAGGTCTTCGGTTGTGCCGTACTTGTTGACCAAATACGAGAGGGCGATGACTTCGCCGGTATTGGGGACCAGGATCGTCATTACGCACCGCCGTTCGTGTAGCCCATGGCGCGCAGGGTCATGATGTCGCCGCGGCGCGATTCGGGGATTTCGTGGATGTAGGCTTGGCGCAGGCTGGCCAGTTCGCAGACGACCACTTCCGGCACCGCCTTGTCGTTGTAGTCGAGCGTCATCCGTGTGGAGCCGTCATCCTTGACCAGCGTCACCTCGGCCAGGCCGTCGACGCGGCAACCGGTGATGATGCCGGTGCCCTGGGTGACGTGCACCCACATGCCCTTGCGCTTGCTGGCCGCTTCCAGCGCTGGCTGGTTGATGAATGCGCGCTCGAGCGTGACGACATGCGTCTGGCCGGCGGCGGGCGCCAGCGCGGGACGGCGCAGCAGTTTGTTGAGAAATTCCATGTTAGACCCCGTTGTTGATGTAGACATCGAGCTCAGCCGTGCCGCTGGCAGTGCGGCACGAGAACTCCTTCGGCTGATTGCCCGCGCGCAGGCCCAGGGTGATATCGCTGTGTGCCAGCACGGCAGCGCAGGTGGCCACGCCGACGCCGCCCGCTGGTACGGTGGCCGTCTGCGCGCCGTTGCCGATCGAGAAGTAGGCATCGTCAGGGCCGTGATTGACCACGCGCACCGCTTCGCCGACCTGGTCGAGCACCGTTGACGTGCCGCCGCTGACGGTCGTTGCGCTGAAGCGCCTGCCGAGCGCGTGCGCGCCGAATAGTTTGTTCGTCATGCTGCTGGTCCCTGTGGTTGGTCAGGCGAAAAAAAACCGCCCTGAGGCGGCTGCTGTTGTTCGATGGCTGGCATGGGCGGCGCCGGCATCTGCGGCGGCGGGCCGGGCGCGACATCGGGCGAGTTCAGCACCTGCTGAAGCGTCTGCATCACCACGGCCTGCACCTGCTCGGGGCCGAAGGCGGGCACGGTGACCTTGAGGCGGTCCGTCTCGGCCTTGTAGGCGTCGATTTTGAGCTTGTCGGCATCCACTGCCTTGGCGTGGCTGGCGTCGGCCAGCTGCGCCTGCATCTGCTGCATGGCCTGCTGCATCTGTTGCATCTGCTGCTGTGCCTGCTCGAGCGCGGGATTCTTGCCCTGCGCCTGCGGTGGCAGCATCAGCTTGAGGCGGTCGGCAATCTCGTCGGCGCCCGGCCAGTCCAGATTCTTGGCCAGCAGGTCCCCGATCAGCCCGCCGGCGGCCGGCACCGCACGCATGAACTCGGTCATTTGCGCCGCGGCTTCCTCGCGCTTGGTGGTGTAGCTCGGGCCCGCTTCGCACGTGACGTCATACTTGCCGCTGGTCAGATCGTAGATGCGCATGATGCCTTCGGTCTGCTCGGCGTTGCTCTTTTGCTCTTCCGGCGTCGGCTGCGTCTCCTGGTTGATGGCCACGTTCTGCGTGCTGCCGTCCTCACGGATCGTCCGGATGATGCGCGCGCTGCTGTACACCTTCGGGATCAGGTCGGCGATGATGCGGCCCGCGTGCCGGATGGCGCGCGACAGGTTGTCGGTGAAGTTGAACGTGGAGACGTCGCCCTCGCGCTGGCGGGCAATGACTGCGCGGCCGCTCGTCTCGTTCGACTTGGCGCCCAGGGAAGCATCGAACAGGCCCATGACGCTCTTCATGTCCTCGTTGGCGTTCATTGCCTCTTGCAGCGCGCCGGCCGGGGGGCCATCGAAGAATTGGCGCTTGGGCGGGACGGTGCCATCGTACTCAAGAGTGGCATGCGATATCGTGTTGGCGGTGGCCCAGTTCGGATCGCTGTTGAAAGCGCCAGCCGGGCCCACCCATGCAGCTTTCGGCGCCATGGCCACCAACTCGGTGGACACCGTGCGCCAGTAGTTCATCATCTGCTGCGGGTCTTTGGCGAAGTGAATCAGGGACATCAGGTAGCGCTTGCCGTTCACGATCACCTCATCGCCATAGACCGGCACGATGGGGATGTATTTGCCAGCCCACTCGTTCGTTTCGATGATCTCGGCGCCGTTCATGATGTGCTGCGTGACCTTCATGGTCTTGGTCGGGCGCGTGCTGGTGACGGTGATGCCGGCCACGTCGAACAGTTCCTTGCCGTTGTCGTAGGCATCCTGGTGCATCACCTCGCCGTTGGACAGCAGCAGCAGCGTAGCCGGTTCCTCGCGGCGCTTCCACCATTCGACAACGCGGATGTCCTCGCCATCGATCCAGCCATCGGCCACGTCGCGGTGATCGCCTTCAAAGCTGGTCATGTCGGCGTCGGGCCAGCGCGCGGCGAATGCGTCCTTGGCGTAGGTATCTTCGACAAACGCGTCGTTCCAGTTCGCAGAGTCGGCATCCATGCAGAACGCGTCAGGGATCACCGACAGGCTGTTGGGGATGCGCTCGATACGGATGTCCTGGTCGAACACGTCATCTGAGGCGTAGTCGGTGGTGATGCGGAAGTAGCCGAAGCCGCCTGAGACAGCGTTGTCCAGGGCGGTATCGTAGGCCACGTCCGCATTGCTGCTGTATTCGATGTTGCGGGCCAGGCCGTCCTGCACGCGGGCGGTCCACTCGTCGGCGCCGTCGCCCACCGCGTGGAACTTGATGGCCGGCTTGTTCTGGCGCGCGTCGTTGGTCACCTGGCGGATGAAGGCGGGCAGGCGGTTCACGGTCAGGCACGGGCGGCCTTCGTCCTCGCGCTGCTTGCGCACGGCTTCCGGCCACTGTTCGCCCAGGCGTGCGAAGCGGATGTCTTCCTCGTAGCTGCGGCGGTTCTCGCTGTCACGCTCGATCGCGACGTTGTAGATCCGGATGCCCTCGGCATGCAGGTCTTCGTCGGCGGTCTTCTTTTCGGTTTTCTCAGCCATATCGTCCAGTTATCCCATCCAGCCAGTGGGCACGCGCGGTGCCGCGGCGCGCTTCGTTGTCGGTTCTTCGTACGCAACACACATCAGGCCGAACGCATCGGCGCCGTGGCTGGCCCAGTCGTGCTCGGGGCCCAGGCCGATGTTGCGGACTTCGTCTTTCTTTTCGTGGTACCAGCCCAGCGCGTCACGGCCCGACTCGGTGGTGGCGTCGTTGAACCACATCGACGGAAACAGTCGGCGGCCGGCTTCGATGCGCGCCTTGGCTGCGCCCTTGCCCTGGTTCGGCACCACAGTGACCTTGTACTGCGCAGCCCTGAGCGCGCTTTCGTACGACACGTCAAACACCTTGTCCTGCGTGCTGCCATCGTGCGGCAACCAGATTTGCGCTCTGT